TCAATTCCCCTTCACTGCTTCATACGATTTCTCACACGTCGCGCCGGCTATTCCTCGGTCGTCGGCAACTGCAGCATAGAGTTGAGCAGCCTCTCCAATCCGGCCGAACACGTCGGCTCGCACTCGGGCGGCGTCTTCGGCTGACGCGCTGAGCTGGGCAGTGATGGCATTGCCGGCGTCACGACTGCGTTGCTCAGCTGCGGCGAGGCGCTGCTGCAGGCGCTCAAGAGCACTGCCAGCGCGCTCAGCGTCAGTCCTCGCGGCAACCAACTGTTCCTGTGCATCTGCATCTGCTTTCTCCGTTGCGGCCTGTCGCCGCTGGTTTTCCTGAATCAAGAACAGCGCGGCACGACGGTCCCGCTCGCTGACTTCGGTGCGGTAGGTGGCAAGGTCGGCCTGTGCCTTTGAGGCCACAGACTGCGCCGACATCACTCGGATCTGTTGCCCGCCGGCCACAAGGACCAAGGCAAGGACCCAGTAGGACCAAGTAGGGACCAACTTTAGCCAGGCGGTCATAGTTTGCTCTCAAACAATGCACGCTCTGCAGCGCGGCGGCGAACCAGACCGGCAAGCACCTTGCCCCCAGCCTTATTCCAGCGCTCGAACTGAGCCGCGGCGCCGGCGTAGTCGCCCGCATTAAGCAGACGCAGCAGTGTCGAGTTGCTGAGGCTGCCCGCGCCCAAGTTGTAGACGAATGAGGTCAATGCGTCGAACTGGCCCTGCGTCAGCGGCATCTTGACCAGGCGCAGCACCTGTTCTTCGAACCGCTTCACGTCCTCGCGCAACAGCTCCTCGGCGCGCTCCTTCGTGATGGTGTCGCCCATCTTCACGCCGGACGTTGTGCCATAGCCGATGGTGACCACGCCTACCACGTCCTTATAGGCAGACAGGCGCAGCCCCTCGAAGGACTTGATCAGGTCAAGCCCCTTCTGTGATGTGTGCATTGGTTACTCCTATTTATTGCGCGCAGGCAGCATCGCGAGAGCGGGCGCTATGGCTCGCTCCCGTATTTCAGAGAGGGTCATGGGGAATCCTTTGGGCAGAAAAAAGCCCCGACTGGCGGGGCTCTATGCGGTGTGGTTTAACGTCGCTGCAGAGGCTCACTGCTATTAGCTTGTCATGCTATCCTCCGCGAGTTTGCGGACAGCGCTTAGGAGAAGACCATTAAAACTATCCATTACAACAATCTCGACCTCATGAGATTGATATTTGCGCTGTTCGTAATAGTGAGCCACTCATACCCAATATCTGGCAATCCCAGCGGGGACTTATTGTCGCGCCTTACAGGCGGGCAAATTATGTTCTCCAGTATAGGCGTAGATGGGTTCTTCATTATTAGCGGGTTTCTGATATTCAACAGCCTCAAGTACAGCAAATCCACGGCTGACTACATATGGAAACGTTGCTTGCGGATATACCCTGCGCTTTTTGTTGTGATAGTCCTCACTATCATAATGGGGTACTTCGTATCAGGGATGTCGTTCTTTGAGTATTTCTGGGGTAACGTCAGTGCCAGGACTTATCTGATCAACAATCTTTCGCTGTATTCCCTGCAATGGTCGATCGCAGGCGTTTTTGACGGCAATGTTTTGCCGGGCACAATCAACGGCAGCCTATGGACGCTTGTCTATGAGTTCTCGCTGTACTTCCTGATCATGCTAGCGGGTCTCGGATCGATACTCGGAAGGCGATTCGGCCAGGCTTTAGCCGTAGCGACGGTATTCGCTACCGCATATCTGGCCCTGAATTATAAGGATGCGTTGAACGTCCGCGAGTTTTTCTGGGGCCTAAACTTTTATCAGCTGTGTTACTTATCATCGCTTTTCGTCTTCGGCTCCCTGCTTGCGTCGCTTCGCTTCAATGAATGGAGCGGGCTGCGCTGGTATTGCCTAGGCTCTGCGGCTGTCTTGGTTCTGGCGGTAATTCTCAACATATACACCGTCGTGCTTCACCTGGTCCTTCCCGTCTTCATAATCTCGCTCGGATATTCATTTATCAACAGGGCAAGTATCCAGTATTCCAAAATCGGCGACCTCTCCTATGGCGTCTACATCTACGCCTTTCCTATTCAACAATTGCTGATGCATCTTTTCCAGCTAGGTACTCTGGAGCTCATGATTTACTCAGCAGGACTGGCGCTTGCATGCGGGTACATGTCTTGGAATCTAGTAGAAAGTCGGGCAATGAAGTACAAATCCGTTTTCGCGGATTTTCATTCAAAGGAACTGGCCCGCACCTCAGTGCCTGCGACTGAAAGTCCGGCGAGGGCCAATTCCGCCCAGGTATCAACCTAGCCCTGATCTCGGTCAGCTGCAGATTTGAACGCTGCCGGTAATCGAAACCAGATCGCCAGTGATGCCAAGAACCAGACGAAGCATTCCGCCATTATCCGCCGCTGTGACCGTGACCGGCGTCGATCCGCGCTTATCGACGTTGGCTCCGTAGATATCGCCATACACCTGATTCACGCCGTTTCCGTCCTGTACGGCGAACTGAAACTTGGCGAACAGGGAGTTAGGTCTGTAGTTGATCTTCGTGTCTATCGTCACCGAGCCGCTTGCCGATGTCACGGTTGAGTAAAAAACCGATCCACTGTAAGCAGGCCCCACGTCGCCGCCACGGCGCATGGGAATTATCGCAAGCCCGGAGTAGATAGACTTCTGCCGGAAGTCGGCGGCGCTAGTTGCCGATACAGAGCTGACCTGCTCAATATTCGTACTCTTGCCTATCGTCCAGTTTGCCGGAATTGCTTGGGTTGCTTCACGGTTAGCTTGCACGGCAAAATGAATGTAGTTGGACAGACCAGAGACAAGCATCCGGGCACGGTAGGTCACGCCAGCGGATACGCCATTGATGTTGGCGATGAAGTTTGACGAGTCCCATTCACCGTAGATAGCCGGGCCGCCAGTAGTGGAGCCGCCGTCATCGAAGATGGTGTCCACATAATTTATGTAATTACCCTTGAACGAAACCGCACAGGTGCCAGCCTCGGAGAAGTCAAACAAGGTGCCGGGAACAGCCTCAAAGTAGCCACCCTGGAACGACATCCCCAAGCAGTCGCCGGTAAACTTGAAGCCCTTGGCGCCGCCTTCAAAAGTGCCACCATTCACCGTAAAGGCCGTGCAGCCGCCCTCGATAAAGTAGCCGAACTCGGCCACGGTACTGACACGAGTTAGAACAATGGCGTTTGCCTGATTCTTGAAGTGGTAGGTCGGGTAAGCCGGATCAGAGACGCCGCTTGCCCAAATATCCTCGAGTGTTGGGTAGAAGCAGCGTTCCATCTTCCAAGCCTGGCGGCAGTTCTGAAAGACCAGCTGCTTGAGCGAACAACCCATCACGAAATTGTAAAGATCGAAACCTAGGCCAACGTCGGCGATTATCCCGCCGCTCACCGAAGCATGTCGTACAAGCTGAGTTTCAGGCGCTGAACCGATGTTGCTAACTACCTCCCCGCCTGTCAGGAATGCGCTACGGAACATTGTTCCGACCGTAGCTCCCGCGCCTTTCAACGTCGCGCCGCACAGGTTCAACTTGACGTTGGACGGCAGCAGAATAGTCCCGGCGATGAAGTAGGTTCGCCCCGGCGAGAAGCGGATCTCACCGCCGCCCAATACGGCCACATCGCGAATGAGCGCGTTGATGGCCGCTGTATCGTCCGTAGCACCATCACCAACCGCGCCGGATGTATGGACGCTGATGATGGTGTCAAGCGCGGACTGCACTGTTTCCGCGATAGCCGAGGAGAGCCGTGACTGCTTATGCCCAACGAGGCCAGATCCCGCGGAAGTGGCCAGGTCAATGCGCAGTTGCGTTGAACTATCCACGACGGGCGCCGCAACAGAGGGGTTCCCGTCATGATCGAAAGAAAGCAGTTTGCCTGCCCGCTGAGCGGCCGCAGGAATCCGTAATGGTACCGGGTCAGTCTCAGCCACTCGCAATGTCCGAGCAATGTCCGACTGATGCTGCTGGGCGATCATAGTGAGCAGATCGAACGCATCCTCGTGGACCTCTGCGAAGAACTTGCCCTGATTGCGCAGATCGGTCATTTGCAGGATATCGACAACCCGCGATACGAACAGACGCTTGCCGACCGCGGGGGCCACCACGACATTAATGAGCCCGCCTTCTTCATCGCCCTCCCCGCTGACCGTGTAGTCAGAATTCAGGGTTAGCAATGACGAGACCCCGGTTGCGTCATCTGCTAGCAGCACAACCAGATCGGTGTCGTTGTTGAACTTGAACGCGATCGGGAAAATCTGCGTCACTCCGTTACCGTTAAAGCTGGCGACGTTGGTATTCGTCTGAACGGTCATGGCCTGTCCTTTCGTGTGGGCATAAAAAAGCCCCGCTCATTGGCGGGGCCTGGAATTTGGGCAATAAAAAACCCGCCGAAGCGGGTTGCGTTAAGTCACGAGCGTTACGTCAGGCGCGAGGCAAGCCATGCGGCGGCAATGACTCCTCCTACCGCGAGGCCAATCCAAAGTGCCCCCTGAGTACCGCTTCGCGCGGCAACGAACAGATCGCCAGCTGATCGGATGCGTCCATGGTACTGCTCGGCCGCTACCGAGACGGCTACCACCGAGGCGAGTAGGTACGCGACAATGATGCCGTACAGCCTGATTTGATCGGGCATCACGAGGCCGACGGCGACTGCCACCAGCAGTGGTGCGAGAAAGACGATCAGGCCGGCAACCACAAGGCTCATGCCTTGGCGGCCTTGCGAGCAGACAGCCAAGCGCGCAGACGATTAGCTGCAAGACCGATAAGCGCCCCCGCCGTCGCAGTGGCAGCGAACACGACGGGCGTTGTCGGATTACCCATGGCCAGCATCAGGGCTACATAGGCCGCAGCGCCGGCCGCCATCGACTGCCAGAGGCGAGGCATCCACCAGGCAGCCAACATGCAAAGACCAATACTTAGCGGGTCAAGCAGGCGGGCGACTAAAATCGCGGCGAATGTCAGCACGTAATCACCTTATGTGCATCCGAAGCGGCTGATGTCACAGGTATGACGCCATATACCTCCAGGGCGTCGAGCAGGATATTCAGTAGGGCCGTGAGAGCCAGTTCAAATAATGTGTGCATTGATCACCTCGCAATCCCTAGCGGGTCCAGGTAGGTCTGTGATGGCCGCAGCAGGAACTGCTGGGCGTTTTCCTTTTCTATCCGGCGCTCCATGCGACGCAAAGCCCCAGGATTCAGGGCCTCTTGCACGCTGTTCAGGAACAGATAGTCCATGGCCGTGCGAGTGTAAAACAGATTCGCGAAAGGTGTGTTCTGGATAGCGAAGCGGAAGCTGGCAGCCGCCGCATCGTCACCGTCACGCATCCTGGCGAACAAGTCATAGCCGCCGTCGATCAAGCCTAACGTCGGTCCGGACAGTGACTGAGTGAGACCGCCGCCCATTCGGTTGGACTCGCCAAACAAGAAATCGCCATACAGGCCGAGCGCACCGCCCTGCAGCATTGCGGCGACCCATGTTTTCGGGTCGTCGACTGGGCGAGGCTCGCGGCCTTTCACGATGTCCTTCAGTGCCATGGCGCCATAGCCGAACAGGGTCGTCCAGAGCATGAGCTGCGCCACGCCGAGCTTTTCGCCGTTGCCGCTGCGCATGGCCTGCATGAGTTCGCCGCCAACGCCCGAGCCGTATGCGCTGGGCTTGTAGCCTCGCCCGTAAAGCTCGCGACCAATGGACTTCTGCAACACCGCTATCGGGAACGCCTTGAACTGCCCAACGAACCGCAGGGACTCGCCAGCAACGGTGCCGGGCTGAGTGCCGCGGCGCATGATGGCCCGCGTCCTGGCGTCCGGCTCGATGACCGCATAGCTCGCCCGGTCGGTGATGTAGCTGCGCAGACTGCCCCGCAATTCCTCGCGCAGTTCGCCGATGGCAGCGGCATTCGCCGTGCGGCCTTTGCTGGCCAGGTAGCCGGCCAGATCCTCTTCGGGAATGCTATCGATGCCTTGCGTGGTCATGTACTCCCGGCCGTCTGCCTCTTTTGAAGGCGTCGAGCGCAGCAGATCCCACTTGCCGGCGTCGATATCGAACAGTTCAAGGGTGCGCTGCAGGTCCGGGTTCATCTTGTCCCAGCCCAGCGTGCGGTTGTAGGCCAGGTGATGGCTCATCATAAGCGCCGCGGTGCTGCGCATGGTGTCAGTCCACCAAGTCAGGCCGTTCAGCTTGAAGAACAGCTGCTGCGCCCGGCTCATCTTGCCGCCCAACGTGTCGTCGGCGCTGAACTTGCTGACCACTTCACCGCGCACGCTGTCGAAAAACACGCCCAGCGTTGAGAGTATTTCGCGTTGCTCGGCTGGCTTCTTGCCCTTGACTATGCCGCCGATCAGCGTACCCATTGAGGACAGCATCCCCTTGCCCTGATAGCGCATCTCACTGGCGGCGACCGGAAGGTCAGTTACCGCCGAGATCACAGCGCCGCCCAGCTTGGCCATGGACTGCCAGGCGCGCAGGTTCGAGGCAACACGAGCGCCCACATGGTTTACGGCCATGCGTGACGTGCCGTCGATCTCCGAGAAGCGTGTCTTGAGCAGCCCGTTGCGGTCCTGCTGGAATTTGCGCAGCCCATCCGGGTCGTTTTTCAGATCAATCTGCAGCTCATCCAGCGCAGCGTTCCAGTTGCTTTCCGGATTGGTGCCGAGCCGGCGCATCATGCCGGTACTGTCGCCGGAGCGATCGATCCCGCCAAGGAATGCCTCACGCAGCGAACCGGTGCCGTAGACCTTGTTGTATTCGTTCCAAGCCAAACCATCCTTGAAGTGCAACACGCGTTCGGCGCTGACCTTCTTTGCCAGGTTGCGCGGGCCTTTGAAACCGTTCGGCTGGCCGGTGGAAACCTTCAGATGCACACCGGACACGAGGCCGTTGTAGGTGGCGAGCAGAAAACCGTCTACGTCTGAGCCTGCTTCGAAGGTGCGCTCATCCAGCAGCGGCAGGATCTCGTCGCGCCACTGCTTGAAGCCGGCGCGCTGGATCTTGTACGGGTCATGGGACTGGCGCACCACGTAGCCGGGCAGCTTGCGAATGAAGGCGCCGGCCCGGTTCGCATCTATACGCGCCGTCTCCTGATACTTCTGCATGATCTTGGCGATGCCTTGAGCCTCCTTGCTGAGGCCATCTAGCGGCTTGTCCATGCCCATGCGCCAGAGCGCGTCGGCAATGTCAGCATCAAGGTCGCCCTTGGTCAGGAATGGCTTGAGTCCTTCGGCCTCGATGTCGTGCAGGAAGCCTGCGATATACGCCTGGCTGAGCTGTTTCTGCTCGGCGGCCACGGAACGGCGAGCACCCGGGCGCGCGACGTTGGTGCCGACAAGGAACGACTCAAGGCCCAGGTCTGGACGGTCCGACCAAGTGCCGCGAATGTAGCCGACCAACTCAGCGCGGCGACGAGCATTCAGCAGCGCGTTGCGCTTCTCGATAGCAGCGGCCAGCTTTACCTGGTTGCCCATCTCGTCGGCGGCACGCATGGCAGCGTCTTCGAGGCCGAGCATTCCATCAGTGGCCTGCAGCTGCTTGATGCGCGCCTGGAGATCGCCAACTAACTCGACCATCTCTTCTTCGTTCAGCTCGCGTCCTGCAGCCTTGGCGGCGGCCTGGATAGTGTCGATGCAGTCTAATGCGGCCATTAGGTCCTCAACTGACAGAGTGCGGCTGCCCGGTAGGCGGCGGCGTAGGTTTCGGCGTCTGCGGCGATTTCGTTCGCCTCACGCATGAATGGCTTGAGATCAATGCCAGCTTGTGCGGCCATCTCGTCGGTGAGCGCCTGTTCGTCAACCAGCATACGCTCAACACCCTCAAGGTCCGTGCCGTCCAGTGCGTCGGCTGTTTCGCCGGCTGCATAGCTGGCGACCTCGCCTTCTGGATCGGCAACCGTCTCGACGGGCTCTTTCAGGCGCTGGAGTGCGGCGGCGCGCTTGGCTGGGTCTGCCAAGTCGAAGATGGCTTCAACGTTGACGGGGCGGCCGGTGACCGACTGAGCCACGGCAGCACGCAGGGCGCTCTCGCGAACCTGCCAGGGCGCGGCCTCGGCTTTCGCCCGAGCTGTCTGGCGCAGATCGAAACCGCTGGCAATGCGGCCTGTCTCGGCATCAATGCGTGACTGATAGCGCTGCGGAATCTCGCCGCGCTGCAGGGCGTTGAGTTCGCCGCGGGCAATCTCTGCCTGACGGTTCACGTCCGTTGCTGATTCAATCTCGGCCTTGCGCTCGTTCAGGCGCTGGCGTTCCTCGGCAATAGAGTCACGCGCAGCACGCTCGGCCTGCTTGCGGCTCATGCGCTGGCCTTGGAACTCCTTGGCGCGTACCTTGAATGTTTCGTCGAGCGTGTCGATCTTGGCCTGGATGGCGCCCTGCTCAATCTTCAGGTCACGCACGTTTGGCAGCTTGCCGGATGCAATCTCTTGAAGCTCGGCGCGGATCTCCGGCATCAGCGTTTCGCGCGCTTGGCGTCCGGCATCTTCAGCCAACCGCACGCGGTCACCCTGAATGCCGCGCTCGAGCGAATCACGTAGGGCGAGCATCGGATCTTCATCGACGCGCAAGGCGAACTGCTGCGGGCTGACCTTTGGCGCTTCGCCTGCTGATACTTGGGCTGCCGGTGTTTCTGCCTTGACCCCATCGAGCAGCGTGCCGCGGCGCACGTCGGAGATATACCCGCCAGCGCTGTGCAGCCCGCCACCCATTACCGAGCCGAACGCCACGTTCAGCAGGCTATCAACCGCGCCGTAGTCCGCCTGATCCTGAGCCGAGGCATACAGAACCAGCGGCTCGACGATGGCAGCGCCTACAGCTCCTTCCACGGCGCCGACTTGCGCACGAACAGCGGCACGCGCAGCAACCGAAGTGCCAGCCCGCGCCAACATCGACGCATAGCGCGCCTCGCCAACGATCGGCACAAAGGCCGAGGCAACGTTGATCGGGTCCAGCACCGAGGCGCCGAAGCCTGCCAACAACTGCACCGGAATGGTCGACGCCGGGGCGTTGTCGAGGATCAGCTTGCGCTTGACCTCCTCCCGCTTGCGCTCGATCAGGATATCCAGTGCGCCGGCGCGAATGCCGGAATCCTCGACGGTCAGGTCAAGGCCTTCTTCCTTGATGCGGGCGCGGGCCTGCTCGGCGGTCAGCAGCGGCGTCTCTGGCTCAGCACGACGTTCAGCAATGCCGTAGGCCGGGTAGGCCTGCATCTCAACGCGGCCATCTTCTGCCCTGTTCAGCTCCCCGATACGCCGTACGGCGCTCGTTGGGTTCTCGAACATCGCCTGATCGAACGCCGCTTCTGCCGCGTCGAACTGGCCTGTCACCACATCATCCAGAATATTGCGGTCTTTGCGGATGATCAGGCCGTCAGTGAATAGCGTCATTGCGTGCCCCATGCACCAGAAGGCGCGGCAGATTGGTTCATCTTCTCCCGGCCTTCGTTGAAGCGCTGCCAGGCGCTGGGCTTCTGGATTGCCTCAGTCGTAAGGTCATCGAACTTTCGCGCAACCGGGTTGCCGGCACGGTCTAGCACTGCCTCGCCGCCGTAGTAGAGCGCCACGCCGCTTTCATCTGGCAGGGTGACCCAATACCCGTCTTTCTCGATTGCGGCCTTCACACGGCCTGCGGCGAAGTTCTCCGGCACACCGGCTGGCGTGCGGAAGTTCAGCGTCATAGGGTCGAGCGATTCGATTGCACGCTCGGTGCCGGCTTCGATCAGGTCGGCGTCATAAGCTTTCGGTACACGGTAGGTGCCTTGGAGCGTGTACTTGTCATCGATCAGCGCTTTCTTTGCCAGCTCAACCGCATCGCGCGGCCCTTTCCCCTGCCCCATGTAGGCATATGCGAGGCGCTCGGCTTCGTTGTACAGGGTCGAGAAGGTGCGTTCGCCGCCGACTTGTCCGGCCAGGGTGTTGCGGAACTCGGCCATACCTTCGTTCAGCGCGTCCTTGGCGTCTTTGGTGTCGGTCGATTCAAGCCCGACTTTCAGTTCGGCCGTTTTCATGGGCGCGATACGGGCCAGGGTTGCCGCCGTTTGCTCATCCACGCCGGAGCCAATCACCAGCGCGGCGCCTGGCAGCTTGTCCTGCAGCTGCTTGTAAACGGTCGGCCAGTTCTTGCCCCACTGCTGCTGTAACTGCTCGATGACCTGCGCGGCGTTACTGCCACCGTCCTCGGTGTTCTGGAAGGCGGCGGCAATGCCGGCAGCCTGGCGTGATGTAAGCAGCTTGGGCTCAGGCGCACCGAGACGCTGTTGCTCGGCAATCATGGCTGTGGCGTAGGCTTCGACCGCGGCAGGGTCACCACTGGACGCATCCTCTGCCGCCTTCATCAGTAACGGACTGCGGCTCACGACATAGGTCGCCGGGTCGTTCTGCAGCTCCTCACCCAAGCGAGACGCAGAGTTCAGAAGCGTGCCGTACAGCTTGGCATCGACCGCGAAACCGTCTTCAGCCACGCCATCTTTTGCCGGGCGGAACTGCTCTACCAATTGGGCGCGCTCTTCAGGCGACGCCATAGCAACCTGGCGAATAGCAGTGCCGATGTCCTGTGTCTTGACGAACTGGGCATAGCGCTCGGCGCCTTCTTCCGCACCGTAGGAGGCAACGAACTCGGATGCCGACGGCGGGCTCTCGAAGTCAAAGCCGGAGAGGTATGCCGACTGCGCATCCGACACGCGGGTCGACAGCTCAGCGCGAGCGATGGCCTGCATCTGCCGGGCTTCGATCTCGCGCGACTTGATCTCGCGATCGATCAGGCGGCTGATCTGCACCTGATCCTCGGCGGTCATGCCCTCTTGCGCGGTCTGAAAATAGCTCTTGGCCTTGTACGGATCGTCATCGACCATGCGCGAAATCACCGCAGATGACATGCCGCTGTTTGCCTTGAGCAGCATTGCCTGCTGCATCTCAGGCGGGAGACCCTTGCGCTGCACCTGAGACTGCAGAACAGCAATCATCTTGCTCTGGTAGTAGCCGATCTTGTCCGGGTCGTTGTAGTTGAGCGCAGCACCCTGCATGGCCGTCTCGACCTGGCCGCGCTCAACGTCGTCGTAATAGTTCTCGCGCTCGCGATACTCGTAGCGGTTGAGGTCACCAGACATCGACTGACGCCGACGCATGACGAGTTCGTTATAACGGGCACGCTGGCGTTCGTTCTTCAGCGATTCGCCGATCTTGGCCTGTTGCTGCTCGAACTGGCCGATAGTCTGATTGGTTATGTCGAGGGCCGCGGAGCCTTTCTTGGTGTAGACGCCTGCCTCTGGGTCGAAGAATGTCTTCTGCTGCCACTGCTCAAGCTGTTGATCGGCGGCCATAAGCGCGGCGGTGTCGGCCTTGGCGCGTTCCTGCTCGACATACTGCTGAGTGGCCTGGCCGATCTGAGCCAAACCACGCTGTAGACCGGAATTATCCGGACCCTGCCCGCCAACCGTAGGCGCACCAAGGCCGCGCTGAGCAACCTGCGGGCCGTCAAACGTAGGGATGCGCGCCATTAGCTAAACCCTCCGCCCATAGAACCAAAGGCGCTACCGACGCCACCCAGGATCGAACCTGTCGCGGCGCTCTTGGCGTTGCTCTGTGTCATCTTGGCATTCATGCGATCGTTCTCGGCGCCGACCCGATAGCCCCACGCCTCGCGCGCTGCGTTGTTGGCGATGGTCAAGGCGTCGAATTCACCGAATGCGGCTGTGTCGTCCTGCACTTCTGCGGCTGTGCCGCTGTTCACGTCGATACCATTGGCGGCAAAGCCTGAACGCTGGCTGCCAATCATCTGCCCGACTTGGCGCCGGTACTGGTCTGCCTGCACGTCGCCGCGCTTGATTGCGTCCTGTGCGGCTGCTTCCTTGTAGCCTGCGTTCTGCTCGGCCATAGCAGCCTGGAACGCGCCTTGTTGCTTCGCGTTTTGCGCGCCCATCATGCCGCCGACCAAGGAAATCGCGACCGGGATAGCTGCCATCCAGCACATATCAGGTGCTCCGTTTCATCCAAAAGGGTTTGAAGGGCATACCTAGCGGGCCGTATGGCTCAGGCTCACCAAAGGTGAAACCCAGCCAGGACAGCCAGCGGATTGCCACGGTGTTGCGAACATCGACGAAATTGACCAGCGCCTCGTGCCGGGTCAGCATCTCCTCGACTTCCGGCTTGCAGACCTGCAGGAACGCCCGCGGGTAACGCTCGACGTGCACGGTGCTGACGAGCCAGGGAATGCCCAGCTGCTCGTCGTGCCGGCTGTCACCGAAGAGCGCCACGATCAGGCCATTGACGACGATCTTGGACGCCTTGCAGCACTGTTCCAGGCCTTCAGCGAGGCAGGTATCCAGTGGTATCTGCAGGGCCTCCTCGATCTCGTCCCGGTCTGCCTGGCGAATGATCGGCAATACCGCCTCGATGTCGCCTGGCTCAATGGGTAGAACTTCAGCCTTTGCCACTGATGGTGATCTCCGGAATAAGCGCCAGAACGGTGAGCGGCAGCGGGTCGGGCTGCTGGATGTAGACGCGGCCAGACTCTTGCCAGACTGATTCGATTTTCAGTTCGGTTATGCCTGTAGTCGTGGCGACCGGTGCGTCGTAGGTTTCTCGGTAATCCGGCTTCGACTCGTACAACTTCCCGCCGCGCTTTGGCCCCGCCCAGAAGTTACGAGACGCCTCCAGATACGCCGTGACGCTCGGGATGATCTTCTTGCGGTCCAACTTCGTGCCGGAATTACCGTCCGCCCAGTCGATTTCGAGCGTTTCCATCTCGGCCACATAGGGCAGGCCGGCATGAACCACAGCCGATGCGTGCTGCAGGCTGATAGAGCCGCCCGATACGACGCGCTGCGGGTGCACGTCGCCGTCAGTGAGGATGGCAACGGTCTTACCCTCAAGATGACCCAGGCCGGCAATGGTTGAAGCCATCAGTGCCCAGTCGCTAACCGCAACATCACGCAGGCTTTCCGGACAGATCTCCAGCAACTTGCCGGTGACGACGGTCGACGAAGTGTAAGCCGTGACCTCAACCCGTACCATCTCAGTGCCAGAGCGAAGCCGGTAGGTGCGGCCAACGCTGCCAGCCGTGAAAGATGCGTGACCAGTCGCCGTGACAGTTACCGCCTGCGGATACTTCCAATCCGTGCCGCCGCTGAGCGTCAGTGTTGCCGATGCATTCTTGTTCCGCCCGTCGTAGGTCAGCCCACAATCCACGAAGAACGCGTCTTCAGCATCAGTAATGTCGCGGGTTGCCATGCGCTCGACGTAGCGTTTAGTCACGCCATTGATGGTGCGGCGAACGAGCAGATAGAGCGCGTCCATCTGGCCTTCTGCAATGCAGCAGACCGACTCAACAAAGCCGTCCGTGTGGTGCTGATGCCAGGCCAACAGCTGCTCTTCCGGAAGGAAGGTCATGCCGAGGAAGGCCCCATCATTGCGCGCCGCCCAGACTAGGCGGTCAGGGATCTGCTGATAGGTCCAGTCAACCAGCGTGTAGCCGCGGAAGAAGTGCGGCGAAAACTTGGTGAGATCATCGCCCGAAAACCCGTCAGCCTCGAAGGTGTAGGCCAGTGAGGACACTGCGTTGTTGCGCTGCTGGACGTAGATGGCCGAGTCGTTGATGACGATCGGCGGAATCTTCGACACACCGTTGTAGCTCTGAATCTCGGCCTTCACTGTCTTGGCTGTGATGCCTGATTCACCTCCAGAGATGACCCACTCGCCACCCGATGTCAGGCCCAGCAACTGCCGAAGCGGCAGGATGTGACGGAACCGGTTCACCTGGCGCGACGCGATGGTGAAGGTGATCGAGTCGTCATCCTTTACCGGCGTGGCGTAGCCGAAATTCTTGAAGTTGCCGGTCTTGCTCATCCAGAAGGTTTGCGGAGCGAGGTCTGACCCCGCGAAGCACAGGCGCTGCTGGTAGTAGCCCACCGCGCCCGGATAGCTTCCAGCACCCACGAACGGATTGTTGCCCGTCGGCGGCGTGTCGGTCTTGACTGGCGCAATGTTGATGTCGTTGAAGGTCAGGCCATCAGCCTTGCCAATGAAGCCGTAGATGCCTGAGCTGTTGCTGTCCTTGTAAACGTTGTAATAGTCCGAGCCAGCGACAGCGGCCCAGCTCAAGGTAGCGCCAGCCTTGCTGTCCCAGCTCGCCACCGTGACCGATGCAGACGGCAGGCTTTCTTCCGGAACCTCACTGTCAGCCACTGCGGTGACGACGTAGCGATATGAGGTGGTATCACCAGACCCGCCCGAGCGGGCGGAGCCAGACAGCCCGCTCGGCGCAGAGATGCTTGGAACGAAGCTGATCTCGGCCAGCGTCCAGTTGTCGTGCCCCAAGCGAGACAACTGCCGAGGCGCGTGCGACGGATGCACGATGGTCATAATGTCAGCCGACTGCGTGTAGTTCAGCTCGAACAGCTGCGCAGCGGTGAAGGGTGTCGTGATTTCATACGGCACGCCAGGGCTCGACTCGACCACGCCGCCGTCCTTGTAGACGCGCATGTACAGGCTGCCGAACTCCAGCACATAGGTTTGCTCATCGTTGAACTGAAACGGGATCAGGCGGGCCTCGCCACTGCCTTTGGTCTCGTTGATGAACACGGTGCCGGGGCGATTCTTCACGCCGCCATAGGGCATGACGAAGAAGTTCGAGCACAGGCGCAGACCGGTCTGGTAACGGGCGAGGTCGACGCGCGCATACAGTGAAGGCGCAAGCTCACCGGCCGCGAACGACGGCTGAATGGTGGATGTTCCCATTAGTTGCGCGCCTGTATGAACTCGGATTCAGGAAACGGCCCCTCCTCGCTTTCTTCAAACGCAAGGGCTCTGGCCTGGTCGATGGTGATTAGGTAGTTCTGAATGGCCGCGCTGTAGTTCTCGGGGCGCGCCTGCAGACCCATTGCCAGCTCTGCCGCGAGGCGCCACGCAAGGGCGCTGGTGAACAGCGGAGAGAAGTAGGTCGTGTCCTCAACCTTGAGGGTGTAAACCAGTTCGGCTTCTGCTTGGTCGGTGACGATCGCTCGCCCGCCTGCGGCATTGATGACCTTGAACTGCACGCGCTGCTCGACACGCGGCTGACGCATACCTGGCGTGGTGATGTGCCGGATCTGTAGGCAGTCGGTCGGGTAGCGATACCGATAGGCCCAGTTTTGCGGCGGTGACCCGATGTCAGCCAGCGAGACACGCGCCTCAGCAAACGGCCAGGGGAAGTCTTGCAGCACCTGATCGCGGCCCTGCTCATAGTGGAGCGCGCACAGCTCGGCCGCCTTGCTCTGCTCGTCTATCGAGTCGATGAACTGGTTCTGCCCGATGCGGGTAAGCGCCATGTTGCAGATTTGGACGACACTGGCCATGCGATCTCCGGAAATAGAAAGGGGCCCGTAGGCCCCTTGGTGTTACGCGTCCGGAAGGTTGTCTTCCGGCTTTTCTTCAGGCTTGGCGGCCGGCTTTTGGCCGGGCTTTGCCTTTTCCTGCTTGGGTCCGGCCTTCACTTCTTCAAGGTGACCGCCGGGGCTGTCGATCTCAAGCGACACAACATCGCCGGGCTCGCACAGACGCCCGTTGATGAAGGAGCGCTCAAGCACCTTGTAGTGCTTAGCCATTGGTCTGCACCCCAGCCACGATGCCTGCAGTGACCTTGCCAGCGGTCGGCACACCTACACCGTTGACGGTGTAGTTCAGGCGAATGTAGCGCTCGCACCCTTGCGGCAGGGTGATGATTGGCAGCTGATAGCCGGCCTTCAGGTCGGCCAGTAGGACGGTGACGGTTGCCAGTGTCTTGGGCGAGCCAAAGGCTGAATCGCCGTCGGTCTGGATGGCAATGCTCAGGCTGTCGAGAGCATTGAAGGTTTCGGTAACTTGAACGGCAAGCGGGACACTGCCGTCCTTGCCTACGTCCTTAGTGCTGCCCGTGTCGATTACGTCGGTGGAGGCGGCGGTCGCGGTGATGGCCTGATGATTGGACATCAGAAGTTTCGCGTCAAAAAGCATGATGAGTCTCCTTAAACCACGCGGGCTTCTGTATTGAGGATGGCGTCAACACGCTTGATCGGCATACCCAGGAATTCAGGGATCTTGCGGCCGGCGTACTCGCCCAGCGTCAGGTTGACGTTATTGGCATTGGCCGCCTGCTTGTGCAGGAAGGTCTGAATCGTGCGGTTGCAGTAGATGACCGTGCGGCCTTCGCCCTGCATCGGGTTCTCCAGCAGGTAGAACGCCTCGATCATTTTCTCGATCAGGTCGGCACCAGTCGCGGCGTCCTTGGTCAGAGCAGTGACGTCGATGTTCGCGATACGAGCGTTTGCACGCCAGTCGCGCACGGACATGCCGAGATCCCACTTGAAATGGTCGCGGTACGCCTGGAACTCGCCGCCAGCGGAATCCTTGGCGGTGTCTTCGCCCAGGTTGCGGTGCTGGAAGCCGGCCACGCTGCCCTTTGGATAGAGCAGGTGAGTGGTTTGCTCGCCCCAGGTCACGAACCAGATGGAGGTGTTGGTAGCACCGGTGCCGCCAGCGTCAACGATGTTTGCGCCAGACTCGGCCGACTTGTCGTTGTAACGCGGAGCCAGGCCGAGGAACGCCTCCGGCTCGGAGTCGGTGTTGCCGTAAATCATGTAGCGCGCGGCTTTGTTGTTGAAGCCCTGCAGCTTGGCGATGTTCTCGGACACGCGGAAGGCATCAGCGTTGCCGCTCAGGTCAGCCAGCGCCTTATCAACGAGGCCGTAGTCTTCCATCATGCCAGTGGTGTCGAGCACCGGAACAGTGGTGGACTTGGAAGGCTGGACGCCCTTGTTGAACATGCGCCAGGTTGGCTCAGGGATACCGGAGCGCATGGTGGTCTTGTGCTTGCTGCCGTCGTTGCACTCCTGATACTCGGCGTCCATCAGAACATCGTTCTGCTTGGCCATGAGTTCAACGATTTTGGCGATCTTGCCGTCTTTCTCCGATCGGCTGAACTTATCCAGCAGAGTCGGCATGGTGGAAGTCAAAATACCCATTGTGGGTTCTCCTTACTGATCTCGGTTTTGCCTTACTTGAAGGCGTCGACAATGCTCATTTCGCGAGCGGATTGGGTGCCGCCCATTACCAGGCCATCCTCGGAGATGGCCTTGCCAATGCGATGACAGAACTTCACCAGCTCGGGGTGGTTACCGATCCCGGTTTCGTTCAGTAGGCTGCGCAGCTCGGGGGAGCCGTATTGCTCAATGGCCTTCACGGCGGTCTCTACGGTCTTGCTGTAGTTCTCGCCGCCCAGTTCCTTGTCGGCCTTGATCTGGGCTGCCCATTGCTGCGCTTGTTCGGCCTTCGCCTGCTCTGCTGCAGCGGAACGCTTGGTCTCCAGCGATGCCTGCAAGTCGATGAGCTTCTGTGCTGCCTCTTGAGGAATGCCGAGTTCTTTGGCGATCCCCTTGAAGTTGGTCAGCACTTCCGCGTCCATCTCCAAGCCTTCCGGCACGGCGAAGTCCGTGTATTCCACTGGCGTTGCTGGCTGGCCGGGTGCCTCTGCCGTTGCCGCTGCGGGAGCTTCCGGCGTTGCCGGGGTTGGCTCGGTCACAGGTGCAACTGCAGGGGCTCCGGACTGAACGTCTGCCGCTGCGCTGGTGGGTGATTCCGGAGCGCTTGCTTGAGTAGAGTCAGTCATTGGTTCCCTCTGTTTGCTCCAGTTGGAGCAGTCGGTTGTGCACGGCCTCGTTTGCCTCGTTCATCATCACGACGTAGAGGTCAGGGCAGAGCTGGTTGATCTTTTCCAGGTACTGGTAGCCGATCTGCTTCTTACCCTCGGCCAGCGTCATCAGCCCGCCGTGGGTGTTGAAGCTGGTTGAGAACAGGTTGCAGCGGCTCAGCAGACCCCACACGAAGCGGCGCCCGGACTGCTGGCCCATCAGCCAGAGGAAGTCATCGTCGGCCTGTTTCGAGGCGAACTGATCCAGTACCGCGGCCTTGTCGGCGGCGGCTTTGTTGGCTGCGTTGGTCATTGGCCTACCAGTGCGGTGAGTGCGTTATCGCCGGAGACGTCGGTTTCGGAGAGAAGCTTGGCGCCTTGGATGCCTGCGCTCATCTGCTCCATGGCGGCCTGCTGCTGCTGGGCTTGAGCACGCGCCTGGCGCATCTGCGCAACATCCTGATCCGAACGGACAATCGTCGGCGGCACACCCAACATTGCGGTGTACTCGTCGACGGCCTGATCGAAGTCGATCTTGTCGATGATGTCCGGCTGTATGCCTGCGAGGTTGCCCGCAAAGCCGATGGCCCGCTCGATGCCCGACACGCCAAGCGCCTTCTGTGCCTGAGCCAGGATCGACACGTACTCGACGTTCAGGTCCATGCCGGCCAACTCCTTCGGCGGAGGCGGCAGCATCGGATTGCCTGGAAGCAAGCCAGCCCAGCGCGGAGCAGACTGCTCCATCATCAGGCTGAACACGCGATCGATCAGCGGGTCTAGCAGTTCGTCGTTCATGCGTTCGAGCACAGGGCCGAGCATCAGCATCTTCTCTTCCTTGCGCGCGGCGATCTCGGTCGCTGTACGCACGTCGTCCATACTGCTGATCATCAGGAACAGGTCGACAAAGAATGCTGTGTTGATCCGCTCTTCGTGCGCCATGATCTCGGCACGCAATGTGCCGTACCATGAGGCGTCGATCTGATACAGCGGCGCGAAACCCTGCCCTATGGCGTTCTGATCGATGTAAGTGATATCACCCGGCAGGATCGATGCACGTTGCCCACGCAGAGAGCCAGGCGCCCCCATCGGCGGGTTGACGCCCTTCTCCAGCATCTGAGCTTTGCGCTTCTCCATCAGCTGCAGCGCCTTGGTGTCACCCAACGCAACCGAGCCGGGGCCGGAGCCGTAGACGTTCTCCCCATTCACATCCCAGCGCGGGACCATGATTGGTGAGGACTTGAAGCCCGACTCGCGGAGCATCTTGTCTTGGTCGCCGCCCTTCTCCCAGTAGACGGAGCGGATCGGCATATTGCGGCTGTCATCGCGTGTGGCGATGCGCTTGTCATTGGGCTCTACTGCATGGCACACGTCGACCCAGGCATCAGGATTGGTGCCCAGCAGCGTTTGCACGGTGGAGCTGAGCGCTTCCTTGCCGAACTGCTGCTCCATCTGCCGCGCGGTCATCTTGAACTCGCGATAGAGGGTGTCGACTTGCTGCCTGGCACTCGTTGCGGCCATGTAGCTGCCGGCCGTGAAGTTGTAGAACCTGATGAACTCGTCATCATCAGGCATGCAGGCAATAGCACCAACACCGAACGCGCCCTGCTCTGCGTACAGAGTGGGCAACACGTTGTAGAGGTTGGAGCGTGCAAACACGTCCTGCATGGCCAGCTCGGCCTGATGCAGCCAGGTCTTGACCGGCCCGAACTCCATCAGCGCAGCGTCAGGCGTGGCCAGCTTGAACCAAGGCCGTGACGGGCTGGTCATGCCGGAAAACATGCCAGAGGCCAGGATCTTCAGCGCGCTGCGCCCGGTCGAGTTGATGATCAACTGATCGCGGCGCTTGCCTTCGTTCACATCCGAGGTATTCCATCGCCCCATATCCGGAGCAATGTGATCGCTGATGTCGCGCCACAGTGGCAGCCAGCCCTTGTCGCGCTCGTTCTTGAGCTGGGACAGCCGACGGTCCAGCTGTTGACGCAGAGAGTCAGCCATTTACGCCCCCAGAAGTGTTTTCTGCCCAGTGTTTGCGGAACCAAGGCCACCAGTCAGGATGGTGCTGTTCTGGCCTGCTGCAGCAGCGCGGCGACGGCGTTCGTCATCACGGGCAGCCAATACGCCGCCATCGACTTCGGTCGGAGCATCAGGGGCCGCAGCAACCTGCGAGGCGCCCATCTCGATTGGCTCTTGGACGAAGCCCTGCTCATCGCCGAACACAGATGGCAGGCCCAGTTCGTCCAGGATCTTGTCACCGCCCATGAGCGGGTCCACCTTCTTGATGATCTTCTTGAGTTTGGTGCTGCACATGGTCATGGCCTCGCGAATGGGTCGTAGTCGCTGAGCAGCGCTGTACCCTGCTCGTGCGTGTGTTGGGATTTCTGGACGGGGAATGTGAAGGTCAGAGCCAGTGCGTCGGCGTCATCAGGACTGATCCCGAGGCGCTTCTTGATCTCTGACTTCTTCTCCAGCGCGATCTGGTCCCGCTGGTTGTGCGTGTACTCCGGCGAGGTCAGTTCAGCCTCAAGGTCCGGGCACTGCTCGATGGCAAGGCCAGCACGCAGCGACTCGCGCAACATCCACCAGATGTACGTCCGCATGTTCGCGTAGTGGTTATCAGGGGCAGCGCTGGCGAAGTTCACGTCGATGATGACGATGCCAGGCATGAGCCGTCGCAGCTGGTCAGCCACTGGCCCGCCGACGCCAGTCGAGTCGACGAATACAGCGTCCGGCTTGTGTTCTTGCACCGTCGTGCACACCTTGGCGATGAACACAGTGGTGTCTCGCGTCTCGCTGCCAGGGATGCGGATAGGCTTGATCGATCGAGCATCCAAGCCACGCCGGAAGCGAATGACGTTGTTGTCAGCACCACCGCGGGCAATGTCGATACCGCAGACCAGCGCATCAGACAGACCGAACACAGCCTCGCGCCGCATGGCCTCAGCCACCCAATCAGTCGGAATCAGCTGCAAGTCGGACGCCCTCGGGAACATGCCGCGCACACGCACACGGAAGAAGTCGGAGTCTTCGCCGTAGTCATCCGCCCACTTGGCGATCTGTTGCTTGTTCGTGCCGTCTACGGTGCGTGAGTCAACCTGCTTGGTGACCCAGCGGTGTTTGTAGCGCGTGAAGCACTCACGGAAGCGGCCTGTGTTGCGCGTCGGGTTACCGAAGGCCAACCATATGATCTCGGTGTCTTCGTCCGTCAGCGCTCCCTCTGCGACCTCCCACACCTTGTCGGCAATGTTCGAGGCTTCGTCGAAGATCAGGACAATGCGCTTGCCCTTGTTGTGCAGGCCGGCGAATGCTTCGGTGTTGTGCTCACTCCAAGGCACCGCGTCAGCCTTCCAGCTGTCGGTGTGCTCAGGGTCAACCGAGGCAACCTTCGTCGCGGTGACGTTGAACCAGTGTTTGTTGATCGCCAGGCGGAACCACTTGCCGATCTCTGGCCACGTCTTCGTCCGTAGCTGGTTCTCAGTGTTGGCCGTTACGACGACCTTGCAATCTTCACAGGTGGACATGGCCCAGTTGAGGATCATGCCCATCTCGGCTGACTTGCCGATACCGTGACCAGACGCTACCGAGATCATCAGCGGCTGAAAGCGCGTCTCTGGATTACTGAGATGGTCGCCAATGACGCCCATCGTTTCCCACTGCCAGTCGCGAGGACGCTCAACGCCGGAAAGCTCACCCTCATCCCATGGGAACGCGTACATCGCGAAGCCCTGCGGATCATGAGTGAAGCTGGCAATGTCATCGATCAGCTGAAGCTCAAGGTCATTCCTGCTTTGTCCTTTCACGAGCTTTAGCCATCCTATCTGCGAGCGTGCCCACTACGTCGTGCACAACCTCTTGACGGTCGCGCCACTCATCCGACTTGCGGTTCTTCAGCCAGAAGATCGCGGCGGTTGTGTCTGGCGGGTAATGCTTGATCAGCGGCGTCTCAACGATCGCGCCGTCAATGACCCGGATATCAGTGTCTGGATGGCTGTAGCCCATTGCCCGTTGGTACAGGGCATTGGTGACTCTCTCGTCTGCCACTTCCTTGCCGAGCTTTAAGGACTCCGAAAACTCAGGGTGCTGAATCTTCCAGAGGTTGAGCGTACTGATCGCCACCTCGAAGAAATCAGCCAATTCCTGATCGGTGGCGCCAAGCTTGCACAGCTTTCTCGCCTGCTCGGCAAAGTCAGCTTTGTACTTACTTGGACGTGCCATGGTGTTTTCTCTATTGGTTAACGGTTGGCCGCTTGGTACAACGAACCCTCTTGTGCTTCCACTCTCTCCTCCCCCATCTCCAGGCCTCACAGATGAGCAGGCCACATAGGCAGGCTATTAGGTAGGCGGATAGGAGGTAGGCGTGGGCGCGTCTCATGGATCGTTACCCGTAACCTTCGGCTGAGGGATCACCCTGGAGATAGCGGCAGCCATACCCAGAACCATGTTCACGCTGGCCCACAGGATCGGACTGATGTGTCCGTCGAACGCTACCCACCCCACCGCTGCTGCGTTTAGCGCTGCTGTGATGAGTGCGAACTGAATGCTTGATAGGCGCCACGACTTGCGCCACTCAGGAATCAGGTTCATGAGCCTAACCCCTTGGCAACGAACGGCCATAGCTTGTCGAACACTGCCACCAGCACCACGCCGGCACCGATGCCGTAGGTGAGCTTGGTACTCAGCGTGTCGACCTTCCCGGATACCTCGTCCTGGCTCTCTCCGATTGCGGTGAGCTGGCGGGTCATGTGCTCGAACTGTTGCTCAAGCTTGGTCAGGCGATTGGGCGATTGCGCATGGTCGCGGTCGAATCTGTCGAGACGGTGCCGGGTTACGGCTGCCTCTTGCTCCAAGGCACCGACTCGCTCATGCACTGTTCTGCCCTCATGGCTGTCGGTCATAGTGGAGTCTCGTGAATAAGTCAGGCCTCACATGCCTATCGCTATCCGCTCGGAGCTAGGAAGCAGTCAAAGGCATGGGGCCGGAAACAAGAAAGCCCCGACACATGGCCGAGGCTTGTAATGGGTTGCAAACGGCCTGTACTGATCTCAGGCATGGGTAGGGTAATGCCTATTACTAGGGTTCCCAGCGTGTCGGCGCGCTTTCCGCCTCCCGCTTATCTTGACGCTTAGCCAGTCAGCCCTGGCATTCGTTTGCAATAGGGTTGCACTGCATTGCGCGTTTTCTGCACATTGGTGGGCAGAGTTTGCAATGGGGTGCGAATAAAGATCCGCGCGATTTGTGCATGACCGGCTTGAACAGGGTTCGAGGCGGCTAGAGGCATGGCGGATGTGTTGAATTGGTGCGCTGGGTAGGTGAGCCCTGTACGACCGTTTGCGCATAACGACGAAACCCCGACCAGATTGCACTGTGCCGGGGCTTCATTTGTTCAGTGTCATTCCTTAACGCGTAAATCGGTCAGGATGGGTGGATATTGGCTCAGCGGATTACTAAATGCAATAGGAGATTGCAAATATCTTCGCGCTCGTGAGGATTCCTACCAATCAAGCAGCCTGATCAGAAAGAATCCCCTCAGCCGCGAGGATTTCATGAGCCTCAACCAACGCCAGATCCACCATGCGCTCCAGATCCCGGCGAATGTCCCGGCGCCATCTTTCCAGCGTCTTCTGCGGGCGACCGTCCTCATCCCAGTTATCAAGCAAGTACCAGCTGGCCGGCAGCACATTGGTCGAGCGCTTGCCATCCACGCCCGGCAGCTTCGGGAATGCCCAGGTTGCGGTCGCGCATTCGACGAACCGCTTCGGCGCTGGTGACTTCACGCGCCCCGCAACAGCAATCATGGCTGCGTGCTTGCGGTCCAGGTGAGTGCTGTACTTCGAGGTAAGCGCATCCCATAGGTGAGCCGGCAATGCCTTATGCAGACGGCCATGGACCCAACAGTCCGTTAAGAAAGCCTCTTCCTTGCCGCAGATCGCACCCGGCACACGCGCAGCCTGAACCTTTGGCTCGAAGTCAACGCCCCCCGCGCTATTGATCGTCTCCGCAGCCAGAGCCCGGACTACTGCTGATACAACTGATGGGTAGGTCATGCTGCCTCTCCTTTCAACATCTCAGGGCTGACGGTGTGACGCGAAACTTCGCCGTGCTCCGAATGCATGACGATGCACTTCATGTTCTGGCGTGCGCGGTAGCCGCCGAACGCTGCATAGGCGTCCTTGGCGGTGAGGGTGTTGAAACTCTCGACGGTGACGCCGGCATACTCCTTCACGCTCTGGTGATGGACGTGGCCGAGATACCAGTAGCGATGCTCAGTGCGGCCCCAGGCTTGAGCCTGGTCTGCAGCCATGACGCCGGGCAGACGCTCACCCTTGCAGGTGTGGCCGTGATGGCAGCCAATCAGCACCTTGCCGAACTCGATGTAGTGGAATGCCGACGGGGCGCGATCCACCTGAACGCGGGGCTCGTTCTCGTAGGTGTGGCGCAGGGCTACGCTCATCCAGAGCGCGCCCGTGTCGTCGTGGTTGCCGACTACGTTGATCACTCGAACCGTCTTGTGCTTCTTCAGGGCTGACGTGATGCACTGGCGCATGACCATCATCCCTACGTCGATCATCTTGGCGTAGCGGCCGTCCAGATCCATGACGTGGCCGGAGCGCTCTGTCATTCCTGCCATGTTGTCGGCGTGGAACCAGTCGCCAAGGTTTATGATGACTGCTTGCTCTGCGGCCGGGGCCAGCTCCACCAGGGCAGCCATCGCGCCGCACTGGACCTGAACGGCGCGAGTCATGTCCCAGCTTTCGCCCTGCGTCTCCTCGCCCCATGCCCGCATTCCAATATGCGCGTCACCGATTGGGTATACGGCCATCAGGTGCGGCAGGGTCTTCTCTGGCGACATAACCGAACGAACCTGCGGCAGCTCAGCGGCCATTGCCTCGGCGGCCTGCATGAACAGCTCGCGCTGCCGCTCGTGGTCGATACTGGTCTTGACCCATTGCAGCTTCGGCTTGCCTTCGTCGTCATACAGCGTCGAGGTGCCCTTCAGGTGAAAGCCATCCGGCACGGTCTTGGTCATGTCGTGCTCAGGACTCCAGCCCTTACGAGCCAGCTTTGCCCGGCGAACCTCGATCGTGCGCGTCCAGACACCGAAGTGCTTGGCCGCTTGCGCGTTCGTCATGGTCTTGAGCGCTTCGATAAGCTGCTCGTCAGTGAATACGCGTGCGGCCATTAGGCGGCTCTCCCCAGATAGTCCTGAATAGTCTTGCGGGCCTCATCAGCCCCTTTACATACTGCTGCCAAGAAACCCTGCTGACTGAGCCAGTCGAGCCAATCGGCTTGCTCGGGCGATACGCTGCCGCCCTTGATGCGCTTGAGTTCGATGAATAGGCCGAAGTAGCCGCCCGATGGCTTCAAAAGCATCATGTCGGGGAATCCCTTGCGGACGCCCTCAGCCTTGAGCTTTGCCGCTACCGCTATGTGGCGCTGGCCACCATTCGGAACGGCTGCCAAGCGACCGCGCAGGGCCGGGTACTGCATGTCGAACCACTTAACGACGTTCTTTTGTTCTTCGTGCTCGGTCGGGACGGCCAATTTCATCTACTCCCCCTCGCCTTCAGCGCTTGCACAACGGAAGGCCGCGCACTCTCCGGAACAGCTGCCAGCAGTACGTTGCCCTGCCTCTGCTTCTCCGGCCCCTTGAGGTCGCGCACCTTCCACCGGATCAGGCAGGCTTGCTTGTCCGCTTCGATCAGCGCCCGAGCATCGGCAGTCAATTCCGCCAAGTTCAATCCAGCATTCGCCGCAGAGCACTTCATCGCCTAGCCTCGCCTGTAGATCGATCTGAGATAGCTTCATGGCCGCTCCGCCTTCTCGGCATCGGTGCGGTAGTCGATGGTGTTCTGCTGACCAAACTGCGCTTCTTGCACTTTGCCAAGGTGAGCAAGCAGGCGCTCCAGATACCAGCGGGCCTTCTTCACGTCCTCGATGCCGTTCTTCGCCTCGTAGCGCCAGAGGTACTTGATGACGTTGGCGGTGCAGACTGCCTCGATGCCGTGCTTATCGACCGTGGCCGACTCGATGGCGTCGATGCACTCAACGCCGCCGCGGGTGTAATGGGTTGGGTTGATTGCGTCGGTCATGCTGCTACCACTCCCTCTTTCACAAGTACGTCAATGGTCCGCAGCACGCCTTCAGCGTGAGCGAGGCGAATGTCTTCGCGGGTCATGCCTTCCGGTGCCTTGGTGCGGCCGTCGCAGATTGAGTGGCAATAATCATCGGCGTGCGCTCCCTGCAGATCGTTCGGTTTGATACCCATGCCGCATGTACCAGCGAGGCGGTAATGCGCGAGAACGGTCGTTTCGGTGTTGTTGGGGCAGCCAGGCAAACGAACTTGGCAATCACGACCGCGCGCGGCCTTGGTGAGCTTGGTTTGCTTCATGCCACCTCCCTGAACGTCTCGAACTCAGCCATCCCGGTCAGGCGATCTTCGGTCAGCGTCGGCCAATCGGTCTTCACCAGATACGCGCAGCACTGGCGCCAGAAGTCTTGGAATGCCTCCTCGCCCATCGAATCGAACGCGAGGCTTTGCGGAACAAGGCGGCTCAGGCGACCAAGGCCGGGAATGTCGAACTCTTCCCGGTCGCAGTACACGCCAGATTCGGCCTGCAGCTCCTTGATAGCGGCGTGTGCCTGCATACCGGCAAAGCGGTCGATGTTCTGGACCAGTACACGGCCCAGGCCATGAACAAGGCGGTTGAATCGCTCGTTGCGGGGCTGCTTGAGGTCGGCGCGAACCCTGGCGTTGAGCTTGAAACCGCGCTCAGCCATCAGCGTTGCATCGGCATCGGAAGCGGCCACGAATGCGGCACGCTCCTTTCCGGTAGCTGGGTCGATCATTTTGCGAAGGGTCATGTAGACCGGCATGGGCTTTGGGGATTTAGCCATTGCGGCGACCCTCGCGCAGGCCCTGGCAGTCCACGCAGCACACTGCCGACGAATAGGCCTTGCGGCGAGCGTCTGGAATTGGCTCGTCACAGTCGGCACAGAACTCAGCGCCCTGCCCATGCAGCCTGGCCTGTACCAGCGCCACGCCACCGATGCGGTCTGCCTCCTCTAGCCCTGTGGCGCGATCTGTTACGTCGGGAGCTGTGCGGGCCTGCTCGAAAGCCTCAGCGAAGTCAAACTGGCTCATGCTGCCTCCTTGCTGTTTGGTTGAAGGCTGGCGATGACGTGAAGCGGAACCGGCTGACCTTCGGAAAGCGCCTTGCCGATCACGTCCGTATGCGTCACAGGGGTGTCGATTCGCTCTTGGCACTCAGCGAACTCGTCTGCGCTCAGCGTGATTTCGCCTGACAGGGCAAGGTTCAGTTGCTGGCGGGCGTGGTCACAGACGCCGTAGAGAAGCCAGACCAGACGGCCATGACGCGCGACCTCTTGCGATCCTGATGCAGCAGTGAACCGGCACTGAGCAACATTGGCGCGGACTTCCTCGCGAGCTGCGTTCCACTCATCGCGGGTCATCTGCCACGGGTGTTCGAATGTGCGGGCCTGCTCGAAGGCTTCTGTCATCTCCGAAAAATCACTCATTTCGAAGGCTCCCGCATCACGGTCTCGACCAGGCCACTCTGCTCCGGCTGCTGCTCGGCCTGCGAGGCGGTGTGGATACCGCTAATGGCTAACCCTCCGTCGAGAAACGCCCCGGCAAGTCTGCGAGCAACGTGTTCACAGTCTGACTTGCTGCCGCGATATAGCTCTTGCTCGCCGTCTCCCGCTCGAACTGCGTATCGGTGCAAAGTGCCGGGACCAGAGCCGACGACGCGGTAGCGAGAGAGCGCGAGAGCATCCATTGCCTCGTGCGGGTATTTGGCTTGCTGCGCCACATAGAAACGACTCCGATAGTGGTTGAGTGCCTGCCTCAATTCGTCTCGTTGAGCCTTGTAAAGATCACGCTCGGCACACAGCCGGCGAAGCTCTGCGCTATCTCTGTCGTGCTGATTCATTTACCCGCCCCCAATGCCTTAACCGTTCCGTTCCAGCAGATTGCTATCCGACGAGCGCCCTTGGTCATCTCTACCGATTCGCTGGATTTAGTAGGGTCGATTACGTAACCCTGTGCCTTGTATTCGCCAATTCGCGCCAGTTGCGGCGGCGTTGGGGAGTGAGAGCGGTTCATGCCTTCACCTTCGCGCGCAGTGCGGCCAGAGCTGCGAGCCCGACTTCCGGCGTGCAGACGGTCACGGTTTCAGGCAGGGCCAGCGGGATTTCCCGAAGCGGCTCGCCGGTCATAACCATCCGGACGGTGATGCCGTAGTTGCGCTCGAACAGCTTGCGGCTGCGCTCTTCGGGCAGGCTGGACAGTTCGTAGAAGCCGGTTTCACAAGCGGCGTGGTATACCGCTGCATGTACGCCGGTGCGGTCTGCTGCCGGGTGTGCAATGCGGCAGGCTTCGCGGTACGCCTTCGCGGCATCTGGCAGGCCCATCATTTCCGGGCTCGGCTCACACCAGCGGATGAAGCGGCCGACGCTCGGCGCGAAGTCGCCACCGGACTTGCGGCACTGCTGGATACCGAAGCGGATCTGCTCGAGCGAGTTGATACCAGCGGCCATGAATCCCTTGATCCAAGACTTCTTGGCAGCGTCCAGCGCCTCAGTGGTCGGCCATGCCTGCTTCCAGGCGGGGAAGATGGATTGCAGCTCGACGAAGAGCTTGTTCACGACGCTGGCGGTGCCTTGGTCGATAGCGCGTGGCGCAGTGACTGGCTCAGCAACGGCGACGTGGTTGCCGCTGGTGGCGGACGGGATCAGATCATTGACGTTTCGCATCACAGGTCTCCCAAGTCGTTTGCCCAGCTGGTGTCACCGCTGTGGAAGTCGGGAGCCGAGGTGTTGCGAGCCTGCAGACGGCCCTCAGTGGTCAAGCGGTTAACAATCCAATCGACCTTGAAACCCTGCCAGCCAGCGACCAGCGCTTCGGTCATTGCGGTCTCAGCGGAGATGCCTGCGGCTACGCACTTGTCCAGCTCGGCGTTCAGGGCGGTCCAGACGGTTGCGCTCAGTGCGGCGCGCTTCTGCTTGCGCAGGGCAACCCAGTCTTGAAGCAGTTGATCAGGGATGGCATGGGGGTTATCAGCCAGCATGTGAGTCAGGCCGAACCCTGCCGAGGATGGCTTGCGGCTCTTCGCCTTGGCAGCAGGCTTGCTCTTCACGTGGGGCGTTACAATCTCTTCCGAAGGAAGAGTTGTTTTCTTTGTATAAAGGAAGCAAGTTGCCGTTTTGGTCTCACTCGCGTCATTTCTCAGTGAGACGATTTGGGCTGAGTGAGACGTTTTGGTCTCAGTGAGACGGTCTTGTTTCTCTTCGTAGAAGGACCACTCGGAGACAGGGGAAATACCTAACTCGCCACGGCTTCCACCTACGCGGAACATGATGCGGCGCTCAAGGAGATGACTGATCGCCTTGGAGACAACATCCCGGCGCATGTTGGTGAGCCTACCCAGCTCATCAGCAGACAGACGCTTGGTCTCGGTCTGGTATCCAATGGTCTGGCGTGCCACTGCCATCAGAACGCGGAACTCGCGAGCTGGCAGATCAACTGCAGCCATGGCATCCATGATGCTGTTGTCCATCCGGGTAAACCCCCGCTTGGTGTTGCTTATGTGAATCACGTTGTCCATAATCTTTCCTGTTCTCGTTGTACCGCTGTTGAAGAAGCCACCCTCGTCCGGTGGCTTTTTTATTGCCTTGGTTTTTTTCAAGCCCCCTAAGAGGGCCTCGGACGTACCCTATTCAGGGTCTTGCTCAGCCCCTCCCGGAGTCCCTATTCAGGGGCACCAGATGAAGAACCGGAGCCTTGTGCCGGCCAACTGCGGAGGTCGCGCCATTCGCTACCCCCACAATCGCTATCTCGTTAATTGCCTGCTCAAAGCTCCAGCCCCTGGCATTCATAAGTGCGGTGATCTTTTCCCTAGCCTCTGCGGGCAGGTTTTCTCTTTGAAAATGCATTCGGCCCTCCATAGGGGCTTCAGCCCGCGATATTCTCTTCCCGGTCCTGCATCAGCTCCTCGATAGCTCCATTGGCTATGGCCCAGTCGATTACTTCGTACAGATAGGTCGCGTACTGGCGTCTGGACTTGTCGGCTGCTTTGCGCAGGATTCGGTCAAGAACAGGCTCAAACCGAACCTTGACGGGGATAGAACGTTTCTGGCTTGGGTCCATGTACATGGCAATTTCCTTCTGCTGCGACGGAGTTGTTAGGCGGCCTTACGGCTACGCTTGGTCTTGGTGAGGATCTCCACGAGATCGGGACGCATGCCTTCAAGAGTCAGCGCGCCTTTGCTTGCCTTGTTGAGGCGGGCGGCTAACTCAAGAGAAGCCTTGCGGTGACCGCCGGCCAGCTGCCAGAGATAGCCAACAGATGTGGACGCCGCTTCAGCGAGCTTCTTTCGCTCGTTGTCGCAGTGGCTGTTGAGCCATTCGCTGATCTGGGTCGACATAGGGAGACTCCTGTGAATACAGGAGCTAATTTAGCGGTTTGATAACGCTAGAGCAAGGGGAGCGTTAGCGTATTGTTTATTCTTAATTTAACGGATAGCTGCAAGACTACGTCTCCGGTAAATTCGGTTACCGGAGACAAGGGTCTGTGCATGGATATCAACGACATTCGGCGCATTAATTTGCTCGCGCTCTTAAAGGGGCGGACTAAGCGGGCCTGCGCCGAAATATGGGGAACATCTCCGTCTTACATCAGCCAGGTGCTGTCAGATAAAACGCCCCGCCAGCTTGGCGACGAGATGGCTCGGCGGATTGAGCTTGCTGAGCTGCTGCCGCGAGGATGGTTCGACCAGATACACGGCTCGGACAGTAATCTGACGTCAAGCGACGGACGGAGTAGCGGCGAGCTAAACAATGTCCTCGATTTCCCGATATCCTCTCCAGGCGACAACGAGCTGCACGTGCTAGGCGAGATATCTCCCTGGGGCAGCGATACGCCTCTGGAGGGTGACGACGTGGCAGTACCGCTTTACAAAGAGGTTGAGCTGGCGGCCGGAGACGGCAGCTGTGATGCTCCAGAAATAACCGGGAAGGTAATTCGGCTGTCGCGCTCTACGCTGCGCGCTGCGGGGGTCGAGCCGGAAAACGCTATAGCCGCACAGGTTTCAGGCTATAGCATGGCACGACTCATTCTAGACGGCGCCACGATAGGCATTGACGTAGGAACGAAGGAAGTCTTCGACGGCTCAATCTATGCGCTAAGACATGACGGCCTGCTGCGAGTTAAGTACCTGTACCGAATCCCTGGCGGCGGGCTCCGCCTGCGCTCCGAGAACTCAGAGGAGTACCCGGACGAGTTCTATACTGCCGAAGAGGTAGCCGAGTCCATCACGATTATCGGCTTTGTCTTCTGGTGGTCTACGATCCGCCCAGTGCGGCGCCGCAACGAGCCTCTATAGCCTCACTCTCGACGCGCACTCCTGTCATCTGCTCCAGCCCCCTTGTAATCCAACAGATACTCTGCGAGTTCATCGCGGAGTATTTGTCGTGCCTGGTCGGTTCCGAACTCCTCGACTAGCAGCCTTACGGCAACCCTCCCAAGCTCTACGGCGCCGCCTACCGGCACGCTAAAGCGCTCATCTCGCACCGCCCAATCTATCTGCCCTCGCACCGTTACGCCTGCCATACGTGCCTCCTGTCGGAATCTGCGTGTTTTGCGCTTTCCATCAGCGCCGCCCTTGTGACCGCGCCCTGCCATTAATTATCCGTCCTGCTAAATGTTTTTGGAATATTTAACAAAATGCTATTGACTGATATTTATCATCCCGCTAAATTTACACCCATCGAAGCGCGCCACGCTTCAGGGCCTCGAAATGGGCCTCGGGTGAATCCCCGGAAACTCTTTAAGAATTTGCCGCAACACAAACCGCATTGCCTCGACGGCGACCGGCGCACTGGAAAAGCCATTGAGGGGCTGGAACAGGCGAGGTGCTGACCGAACCGAGCGAATGACCCGAACGGGCAATGCGTAGAAACAGAATTAGCGCTCCGAGCCTCGGCTATGAGGAGCGCCGGACCTCATGCGGTGTGCCTACTTAACCGGGCGCCAGGGGCTGTACCCCGCATGTTGTATTGACCGATGACCACGCCGCAACGCTGATCGAGCGACGTGACCAGGAAGCCCCGATGCCAAACCACTGAAGACTCAAGGCCTGCAATCAGCAGCGGGCACGAAGCGCAAGATATCGGCGAGACGATTCCTTCTGCCCATTCTTCTGGAGTGGGCAGCGGGAAACGAGCCGCTAACAAGGAGACTGATATGAGCGACCGCGTGATCATCAACGGTTACGAGCTCTATCCGGGGCACAAGCTAGCCTGGCGCTCTGGAACCTTCTGCAAGACCGGACACGCCGTATGCGGAAACGTCGTACTTGACTTGGTCGGGCGCGAACGCAAGCAAAAGATAGTTTCAATGCCTGCCTGTTGGCTTCTAAAGGAAACCCCGGAGCTGATCGAGAAACTCCGCAAAAGTGGGCTTGTGAAATCGCAATAGCCTTGGCGACAGGGCTCATCGGGAAGACAACCAACGAGGCATCACACATGAGCACTCACGCAGTAATGCTTGAAATGCGCCGCAAGAAGACGAGCCATATATTCCACCTGATCTTCAGCATCCTGACTGGCGGATTGTGGATCGTGATCTGGCTGCTTTGCGCGCTTAGCAACAGCCTGGAGAACAGGAAGCTTGACCAGCAGATTGACCGGCTGCTGATAGCCGAGTCGAACACTCATCGTTAGGCCCGGCAGCTAGCAACCGAAACGAACTACCAAGGATTCCTTGACAGTTCAAGGAGGCACGTATGAAGCCCGCCAAGCAACCCGCGCCACCCAGCCCCGCCCTATCGCTAGTACCCAAGGACAGGGGCACAGAGCAGTTTCCGTATGGAAGGCATGCGGTAGGCCGTCGCGCCGATCTGCAGTTTACGGTGGGGCGCTGACAAGGGTTAAGCGAGTGGATGATGTGGAGTTGGTGGCTTAACAACGAACGGAGGTAATCAGGATGAGCAATCCAGTTTGGCCGGATCACTTCCGGTACATCGACGAGATCGGCCCTGAAGGGGTTTCGATCATCTGCAAGCGGTACGTAGTCATTCGCGAAACCGAACACTGCTACTGGCTGGTAGTTCCCAGCTACGCCTATGTCGCCAAGGCTCGACTTGAGCGTGGTGGCATCCCCAAGTATGCCAAGCGCGTGCTGAAGGAATCAGGGAGGCGTTTTGCGTACCCAGAAAAAGCCAAGGCGCTTGAGTCCTACAAGTCGCGGAAGCGCTGGCAGCTACGACACGCAGAGCTAGCCACCGAAAGGGCGCGCGCGGCACTGGACGAGATCAAGGATCTGTCAGCAATAGAAGATCTGCGCATCTGCGCTGGCGGCGACTACATCAAGAACTTGGGCTGGGAAGCGGCCTAACCCATGCCCGCCCTCCACGAGCTGTACCTAATGGCAGCCGTTCTATTAGCCACCCTGGCTTATGAGGTGTGGCTGGAGAGGCAGAGATAAACAACGGAGATACCGAAATGGCAAAGGTTTATCTGGTTTGGAACAAGGGAAAAACGGAAGGCGTGTGCTTTGCAGATGAGTATGACGCCATGACGGCGGCAGGGAAGCGTCGACCTAAGGGTGAATGCTCATCACTCGCCGAGTACTTCCGAGAGGCATACGCAGATGAAGATATTTTCGAGAAGCCTGAGCAGGTTTTCGAGGTTCAGGAAATCGACCTCTAGCCCCGCCCCATGGGCACCCATCAGCACATAGGAGGATGAGATGAGTAACGGACATACGCCTGGGCCGTGGATCGTAGACGGCAGTGATATTTCTCCAGCCAATGACGTTGGGCTTGGCATATGCGCAATAAGCCCTGTCGATTTGGGCGGAGCTAAGGTCTGGCATCACGGCGTTGAGACGTACGCCAATGCACACTTGATAGCCGCCGCGCCTGAGCTGCTTGAGGCGCTGACCGAACTTGCCGATCTGGTTGAGGCCATCATTTCGGGAGAGTACGCGCCAGACAGTTTCACGACTCAACCAGCAAGGGCGGCAATAGCTAAGGCCCGCGGCACGGCATGACCCCCTATCACGGCTTACTCCTCCTCACCGCTATCTGGATCGTATGGATCATTGCTGAGTGGTGGGGGAGGAATTTGAAAGGAGAAGGATGATGGAAGAAATGCATCAAGCATTCCGCAAATACAGAAGTCGGGTTGCCAGTCAGCTGATTGAAGGCGAAACCAATGCGCACTGGAAGCGAGCATTCGAGCTCGCAGATGAGATTGTCAGCATCGACAGCTTCTGTTCTGGCTGGGAAGCCTCTCGCTCTGCACTGATCAAAGAGCAAGCCCGCACCAAATAACCCCCTCCTGAGCCAGCCAGACCAGACCCTAACGGGCCTGTAATAACCGGACGGCGCCCGGTGCTGGTAGCGCCATGAATCACATCCGCGCTCGGCGGACCTTCGGGATATCCGCGACAGGGATAAGCCGGTAGTGCCCTGATTGCGTAAAACACCGGCAGCCATTGGCGGGCTCTCACAGCTTGCCCGTTGAGATGGCCGACTTGCCGCCGATAGCGGCCTTCCTACCCCAGCACTCACCGCAAAGCCTCCCCTTGTAACCACTGGTCCTGCGATACAGGACGGGGGCTTTGCAGTGGGTGCCATTCCGCGAGGATTCAGCATGAACGCACTAGTACGCGGCCAGCGGCGCCGAGAGCCGTCCCTGCCTGCTGATAACACAACGCTTGAAGAGGCGATCAGGGATCAGCTCGACGAGCACGACGAAGCAACCGTCCAGGCCTTCATCGACTACTGCGATGACCGGATAGACGATTTCCTCGAACACGAGGCCAACCGGCGCCGCGAACACGCCGAAGAGATCAGGAGAGACGCAGCATGAACGACAAGATTCGAGAGGAAGTTGAGCGGCTGTTTTCGGCCTGCATTCATCTGAAAGAGTCGGGCCGGCACATCGCACACATCAACTTCAACGGTCACGTCGAGACGCTGGCGGTAAGCGTTGACCCGGCCGGCACGGTTTACGCCGATCCCAGCTACGCACAGACGCTGAGCGAGTACATCTACCTGAAGCCGAGCCCTCTGGAAACCGAGGCGCAGATATTGACCAGCCTGAACGCGCTGACGGATCGGCTGTATGGCATGGCAGAACATGAGGTGGCGGCATGAGCAAGGAAGTGAAGCGGTATGACCCGTTCGGCTACTACGGACTGAGCGCGCTGATGCATGAGGACGTGCTTGGCGACTGGGTTCGGGTCTCCGACTACGAAGCCCTTCTCGCTGAGCGGGATGCAGCGCAGAAGGATGCCGAGCGGTATCGGTGGCTGCGGATGGCCGACTGGTGGAACAGCCCGCTATGCGTCATTCGCGATCCGAAGCAACAAGCCAAGCCGGGGACTGACTGCCCAAGCCGAGATCGCCTAGACGAAGCAATAGACGCCGCCCAGCAAGGAGAGCAGCCATGAACGCCGCAAAGGAAATCGCCGGGGCCTTCGGGCTGCTAGGCGTGGCTGGCTTCCTAGCCTACTTGGCCCATGTCGGCCTGTTGGGGGGTGTGTAGATGGATGACAGGGAATTGCTTGAGCTGGCGGCTAAGGCGGCTGGCGTTTCTGGCGGCTGGGGCGAGCACATCGAATACCACAATGGCGCCGTTGATCTGCGGGACATCTGGATTCTTGAAGGTGACGAATTCGTGCCATGGAACCCACTCGACGATGACGGCGACGCGCTCCGGCTAGCGGTGAAGCTGAAGCTCATCATTGGCAGTCATGGCGGCGGCGGTGAAGTGTGGTTCGACGATCAAAATGGTTGCGAGGGCCATATCGAACAGGACTACGGCGCTGACGGATCGCTCTCTGAACTGGAAGCGATGCGCCTTGCAATTGTCCGCGCTGCCGCCGAAATCGGGAGGGCCATGTGATGGCTAGCCAACGCCAAAGAGCCCTCCGCTACGCATGGTGGCGCGGCTTTCTACTGACGCTGGCCGGGATTACCGGCTGGCTCTATCTGAGCGGACTTGCAGGAGTGATAGCACCGTGACAACTCAAGCCCTCCCCCTCGACCCCTACGAACACGACGACACCCCCACAGGCCACAGCTATGCGGCTGCGTGGATTGCGCTGATCGGCTTCTTCGCCCTGGACGTGCTGATAGCGGTTCAGATCGGCGCCCTGCATCACTTCTTCGGATAAACCAACCTACTGACAGGCTGCGCGAGACGCGGCCAGGGAGCTCATGTGTCTACAGAAACCCAACTGGCCATCGTGCCGCCGAAAGAAACCGCAATTCAGGTCTTCCAGGCTGCGAACGGGCTTGACCCGTACCTACAGCAGATCCGCGCCGAGATCGACGCCTTCGTGCCGGATGTGTCGACGAAGAAAGGCCGCGACGCCATCGCATCGATTGCGCACAAGGTCGCCCGCTCGAAAACGGCGCTCGACAACGTAGGCAAGGAGCTGGTCGCCGATCTGAAGGAAATCCCGAAGAAGATCGACGCCGAGCGCAAGCGGATGCGTGACACGCTGGACGCATGGCGTGATGAGGTGCGGGCACCGCTGAATGAGTGGGAGCAGGCCGAGGTGGATCGGGTGGCATGGCATGCGCGTCGGCTTGAAGAGTTGCGCACGCTAGACACCGAAGACCGCACAGCCGCAGAGATAGCCGCAGCCATCAGCCTGATTGAAGAGGTTGAGATCGGACCGGAGTGGGAAGAGTTCGAAGCTGAAGCGCACCGCGTCAAGGCTGCCACCCTCACCACCCTGCAGCTGGCACTGACCAAGCGCCAAGCATACGAAGCCGAGCAAGCCGAGCTCGAACGCCTCCGCGCCGAAGCCGCACAGCGCGAGCAGGCAGACCGCGAAGCCCGTATCGCCCGTGAAGCAGCAGAGCAAGCCCAGCGCGAAGCCGAGCAGCGCGCACAGGCCGAACGTGACGCAGCGGCCAAGCGCGAAGCCGACGCCAAGGCAGCCGCCGAACAACGCGAGTTGCAGTTGAAGCTGGAAGCCGAGCAGTCAGCCCGCCGCGAACTGGAAGCCCAGCAGCGCGCCGAGCAGGCGGAGCGTGACGCCGCCGAACGCGCCGACCGCGCAGCAGCAGCCGAACGCCAGCGCCAGGCAGACGAGCAGGCCCGTATTGAGCGTGAAGCCAAGGCCCGTGAGGCAGACATTGCCCACAAGACCGCCGTACTGACTGCCATCAAAGAGGCATTCATGGGCGCCGGCATCACCGAAGAACAGGCCAAGGCCGTTATCAACATGATCCGCAAGGGCGAAGTGCCCAGCGTTTCCATTACCTACTGAGGCAGCCATGAACGAAGTAGCGAAAGCCCAAGTCACCTCACTCCCGGCCCGCACAGACGGGCCGGCCGCAAACTCCCCGATGGGGATGATGCTGGCAGCTATCCAGCAAGGCGCCACCTTGGAGCAAGTAGAAAAAATGATGGACCTGCAGGAGCGCTGGGAGCGCACCGAGGCCAAGAAGGCATACGACGCGGCATTCGCCAACTTCAAAGCCGAAACGGTCCGCATCATCAAGGGCCGGAAAGTTACTGACGGCCCACTAAAGAACAAGAGCTATGCCGAGCTGCACGACGTGGTCGATGCGGTAACTCCGGAGCTTTCCAAGCACGGTCTTTCGTCCTTCTGGAAGCTGACCAAGGATGACAAAGATTGGATGGAGGTCACCTGCTACCTGCGCCACATAGGAGGCCACGAAGAAAGCGTTTCGATGGGCGGTCCGCCTGATTCTGGTGGAGCCAAGAACGCCATCCAGGCGCGTGCAAGCACAAAGACCTATCTGGAGCGCTACACACTCAAGGGCATCACTGGACTCTCCGAGCAGGACGATGACGACGACGGGGCGGGCGCAGCGCCTGCCCGAGTAATCACTGGCGTTCAACTGATGCGGCTACAGGGCATTGTTTCGCAATGTAGCGAGGCGGTGATTGAGAAGTTCGGCAAGGACTGGCCGGACCCGTCCCAAATCCCGGCAGGCCAGTTTGACGGGATAGTGTCTTCGCTTGAGCGAGCCGCCGCACGACACAAGCAGCGCATGGCAGACGGCATGGGAGGTGAACATGCAGATCATCCGTGACGTCGATCAAGGGTCAGCCGATTGGCTGGCCTTGCGCCTTGGCATCGTTACCTGCTCCGAACTGGAATGCCTGCTGGTCAACGGTAAGGGTCAGGCGGGATTCGGTGCGGGCGCCTTCACCTACATGGACACTCTGATCGGTGAGCGCATCACTGGCGAGGCTGCAGACCCGTTCGGCGGCAACCGCCACACCGAGCGCGGCCACGAGCTGGAAGGCGTGGCGCGGGGCCTGTACGAAGCCCGCGAAGAGGTCACCACGGAACAGGTGGCCATCATCCTGAATCACGGCATCGGTTACTCGCCGGACTCGCTGGTAGGCGCGTCCGGCCTCACCGAGATCAAGACGAAGCTGCCCAAGTTTCAGGTCGGCGTGATCCTCTCCGGCGAGGTTCCGAAAGAACACGTTGCACAGTGCCAGGGTGGCTTGTGGGTATCTGATCGCGAGTGGATCGACTTCGTTTCCTACTGGCCGGGGATGCCCCTGTTCGTCAAACGCACCTATCGCGACGAAGCGCTGATTCGAAAGATCAGCGAGCGCGTCACCACTTTCTACGAACTGCTCGAAGAGCGGATGAATCGGGTCATGGGCATCGCTGCCTAACCCAACAACCAAGGAGCCACCATGGCCAGAGGTATCAATAAAGTCACCCTGATCGGCAACGTCGGCGGTGACCCTGAGACGCGTTACATGCCCAATGGCAACGCAGTCACAAACATCACGCTGGCGACAACCGATGCGTGGAAGGACAAGCAGACCGGCCAGCTTCAGGAGCGCACCGAATGGCATCGGGTGGTGTTCTTCGGGAAGGTCGCGGAGATCGCGGGCGAGTATCTGCGCAAGGGATCGCAGTGCTACCTCGAAGGCAGGCTGCAGACCCGCGAACGGGAAAAGGACGGCGTGAAGCGCTACACGACGGAGATCGTTGTGGACATGGGCGGCACTCTTCAGCTGCTCGGCGGCAAGCCGGACGGTCAGCAGTCGCAGCCATCCCAGCCACGCCAGCAGCAAACCCAGCGCCCGCAGCAGACGCAACGTCAGCCGGACAACGCGCCGGACTACGACGATTACGGCATCCAGTACTGACCCACCCGGGCGCCCCTCGGCGCCCTCCTCCCCGGACAATAACCATGAACCTCGATGACACCATTCGAGCGATGGCCGCACTCGGCCAGAGCAAAGGCCAGGTACGCGAAGCCCTGGGCATCTCACGCAACAAGTTCACTGAAATCGTAAAGCTGATGCCGGACGTGAAGTGGCAGCAGACGGAGGAAGAACGGGCTGCACGGATTGCGGGCTCGAAGAAGGGAAACGAAACGCGGCACAGGCAGCATCTGCGGACAGTGAACGGCGTGACCGGATCTATCGCCGAGCTGTGCGAACGGTTCGGCCAATGCAGCGCTGTACATGCCCGCCGCCGCATACGTCAAGGCATGTCGCCGGCCGAGGAAATCACAGCCCCAGCGCCCGGACGATGGAAGAAAGCCGCATGACCGAACCAGAAAAATTGTGCGCCTGCTGCAAAGAATGGTGGCCGGCAGATACCGAGTTCTTCTTCCGGAACCTGCGGACAAAAGACGGCCTCGGCTACAGCTGCAAGGCCTGTTTCTTTGAGTCGCCCACCTACCGCTCACGCAAAGCGTACACAGCTACCGGTCCCATGTATTCCCCTTGGGAGCGCCTATTCAGACCAGACGAGGCTAGAGCATGACCGTCAGCCCGTTCACACAGCTAACCCTCCCCGTAACGCTAACCGACCTGCTCGACGCACGAGAGAAAGCCCTTAGCCTACACACGCAGGCGCGCCGCCTGAATGACATGGCAAAGACGCTGCTCGACCAGCACGGCAGCTACCTGATGCCGAACGCCGGCCAGTTCCGGGAAAGCGCCCAGCTCGCGCGGCACGAACTGGACGCCAGCATGTGGCGCCGGGCGTTCGACCTTACCGGCTTTCGTCAGCTAATGGATGCCGAAGCCGTCGCACAGTTCGAGCGCAGCCTGTCACCAGTGCCGCCAGAGTTCACTGATTCAACCGTCCGCGCCACGTTTATCGACCTGCACCAACGCTCCGGCGAGATGTTCCGGCGCGGCATCGTGAACGTGTTTCGATGCCTGTCGGATGACTACCGGACCAACGCCAACGAGCCATTCCGGATCGGTCGCAAGGTCGTCATGAGCTGGATGATTCAGCCGGGCTGGACGGGCGGCCTGCAGGTGCGCCACGGCACAGGACAGGACAGGCTCAACGACATTGACCGCGTGATCAAGACGCTCGACGGCCAGCTATTCCAGCCGCGCAGCTTTGAATCTGCCATGAACGGCGCATTCAAGGCCGGACAGGTATTCGAGGACGCCTACTACAAGGCCAAGGCCTTCAAAAACAGCAACCTGCATCTTGAATTCTTGCGGCCCGACCTGCTGGACAAACTCAACGAACAGATCGCCGAGCACTACGCCGATGGGGCGCTAGGGCATGCGGCGTAGCAAGGAGCCAGGTATGAACGAGACACTGAAGGGAGTAGCGCACATCGGCGCGGAGCTGGCAGCGGCAAAGGCCGATCTGCAGCTTGAGATGGAGCGGCACCGCAAGACGTGGCGGCAGTTGGAGCAGGTGCAGCGGGAACGCATCGACCCGTTTTCTGTAGCCGAAGCGATCCGCAAGGCACTGGACCGGAACTCCTGCCCGAACGTCTTCCTGGTCATTGCATACGAAGCAGCTATAGAAGCCCTGTCCCTGCAGGCCGAGCAGCAGCCTAACACCACACGCAGCAGGAGATAGACATGCAGCACACAGACAAGATGCGGGCGGAGTTCGAAGCGCTCATGGCGAAAGAGCATCCCGGCTCGAATATGCGCTGCTGGGGATCATCGCAAGGATGCGAGGGGTGCGACGATTACGAGGACGATCAGGTTTCTAAGCTCTGGCAGTCATGGAAGGAATCACGCGCCGCAATCGAAGCAGCCGGCGTAACGGTGAAGGAGTAACCAGATGGCCAGATATCAGACCATCAAGCGATTTTCAGAGGCAACCGGCTACACTGAGCACGCAATACGGTCCAAGCTCTCCAAAGGAGTCTGGCCGCTGGGAGAAATCTGGATCAAGGCACCAGACGGCCATGTGCTGATCAGCGTGGAAGGGTACGAAGCATGGGTGGAAAGCGGAATGGAGTCCGGCGCGCGTCGGCGTCCAGCATTGAAATCAGTTTCATGTACGAAGGGGCGCAGTGTCGCGAGCGTCTCCCACTTGAGCCCAGCCCCGCTAATCTGAAGCGTGCAGAGAAGCACAAGGCAGCAGTAGAGCTTGCCATCTATAACGGCACCTTCGACTACGCAGCGACTTTCCCCAAGTCAAAGCGCGCTGTAAAGCTCGGGCATCAGACCGGGTTGATTCCACTCTCCGACTATCTCGACAAGTGGCTGGACCGAAAGGAGGCGCACCTGAAGGCCTCGACCCTGGACGGCTACCGCAAGATTATCAGTGGCGTACTTGTGCCGAGGCTGGGACATGCGCCGCTGGTGACGCTCACGCGCAAGATGGTGCGAGATGAGCTGGCCAAGATGGACGCCTCGAACAAGCGGCTCGCCAACGTGCAAAGCTGCCTGCGGTCGGCGCTGAATGATGCGGTCGATGATGAACTTATCGAAGCGAACCCGCTGGCCGGCTGGACCTACTCAGTGAAGGGCAAGCCCAAGGCGGAAGACGAGATCGACCCATTCACGAAAGAGGAACAGGCCGCGATATTGGAAGCAGCGTCCGGGCAATACCGGAACATGTTGCAGTTCGCGTTCTGGACCGGGCTTCGCACGTCGGAGCTTGTGGCGCTGGAATGGGGGGATATTGACTGGCTGCGGGGGGAGGCGCGGATATCGCGAGGACTGACCAAGGCGGCCAAGGAAGCGGAGTTGCCGAAGACGGCGGCGGGATTGCGGGACGTGAAGCTACTGCCGATGGCGCTGGCCGCGCTGGAAGCGCAGAAGGCGCACACCTATATAGTAGGCGGGCCGGTCTTCCATGATCCGCGCTACGGGAAACCCTTCGACGGCGACCAGGCTATCCGGAAGTCATTCTGGATTCCGACCATCCGCAAGGCGAAGGTGCGCTACCGGAACCCGTACCAGACCCGGCACACCTACGCATCAATGATGCTGTCAGCCGGGGAGCATCCGATGTGGGTAGCAAAACAGATGGGCCACAGCAGTTGGGTGATGATTGCCCGCGTCTATGGCCGATACATTCCGAACGATGGCGACACGTCGGGCAGCAAGGCGGCAGAGCTGTTCGGGACGCCGGTTCAAATCCCTATGGAGGAGTCAGCATGAACCTACTCCAAGAAACCCTTGAAGCTATAGCAGAAAGCGGTCATGCCAGCGCCGACATAGTGTTTATTGGCTCGCCAGTATCAGGGCATGCGTGTTCGTGGGATGAATTTACAGTGCTGGCTGATTTCGATTATGACGATGGATACGGCGCACAGATTGTGTCTAGCGATTTGGTAATAGTGTTCGCTGACTGCGGTCATCTACGTAGAACAGAATACGACGGCAGCGAGGGCTGGGAGTACATAGCTCCTTTCAAGGCGCCCGAATCGCCGAAAATGATTTCTAAACTGACCGGTGGCACGTGGTCGACCCTGGCCGATCACAATCCTTGAAATGGTAGTTTCAGCAACATTTCAGCAGCCACACGGCGCAACGCCACGAAATACGCGGACAGGACGGGGGTTCAAATCCCCCCGGCTCCACCAATTCGAAACACCTAAACCCCTGATTTTCCTAGTGAATTTCAGGGGTTTTTGCTTTCACGAGTAGCGACTGTCGAAGACTTACGCCTGCTGAGCGGCGACTTCAATCTCGGCAGAGTTGCTGATCTTCACCCCAGCCATCCCGAAATCGCGCAACGACCTCAACCTGTCCGCCCATTGCATCGATGTGGCTACGCAGTGTGCAGCGCCAACCGTACCGGATCTTGGACCCACCGGAGGCTTCTATCCTTGCATACCAAGGCAAGCTGAACGGCACTTGGTCACGTTCGCGCTTGGTTATTACAGCGGAGGCGCTGTCACTCCTCGGAAAAGTAGTCGCTGTCGATCTGCTTGACCTCATACACCTGCTTAACACTCACGCCGAGGTTGTGTTCGACCATCAGGCGGGCGAGCTCGATGCCGTCGATCAGCACGACCTTGATATCCAGGCCGAGCGCCGCGTCCTTCGCGCCAGTAGAAAAGTCCGAGGTGGTGATGAACACGCCCTTGCGTGCCCGCTTTCGCGTCAGTGCGCCGATGAACTTGTCGATCTCCGGGCGATGCACGGTGTTGGCCCAGCGTTTGGCTTGCAGGTAAATCACATCCAGCCCGAGTTTGTCTTCCTTGATGATGCCGTCGATGCCGTCGTCGTTGGTGAGCTGGGTCGCTTTGCCGGCCTCCTTTCGCGAACCGCCGTAGCCCATGGCGATCATCAGATCGACCACCACCTGCTCGAAGAAGCTCGGCGTAGCAGCCCGCACCTGCGCCAGCAGTTCGTCTGCCAGGGATTGCTGCAACGCCTGATAGGCCTCGGCCAACTGCTCATCCGGCGTGGTTTCGGCCAGGTCGCTGTCTACAACGGCGGCGGCATCTATCACCTGAGGTTTGGCCGTATGGAAGTCGGCGAACTCAGGGAACTGCTTCAACCAGCTCACGGTGATTCGCTCCGGACCACTGGCAAGCGCCTCCCGCCCCCGAACGGTGATCTGCACCATTCCTTTGTTCGGGATCGTCAGCAGGCCAGCCTTGTTCAGATAGGTTCTGGCCCAGCCCACTCGATTGTTGATCACGGTCTGATTCCCCGAGGGCAGCCGCTCCTTACGCTCTTCTTCCGTCAGCTTAAATACATCGGCGATGCGCACGCGCAGCGCGCTAAGCGGTAACGGCACGCCGTCGCCAACTGCCTGCAGCACCGGTCGCATGACACTTTGAAAATCCGGAATTGCCATCCTGAGCATTACTCCTGAGTGCTGTGTAGTTGAAAGGAACTCACAAGCCGGTCGACGGGCGATCTCCGTCAGCCAGCGCCTTTAGCATCTTGTAAATCACCAGCGCGAACGCCCGACTTTTGGTCTCGTTATGAGCACGGTTACGGAGATAGTTACGGTGGAAAGCTACATGGCCATGGGAACCCCGCCAGGCCGAGATATTGCACTTAATTATTCCCCTCCTTTCACTTAGCTTAAGGCCAAATTCAAGATAATTTTTGGCGTATGCTTGGCGAATGACCGTAACCAC